CATCTCTACCATCAAGTGACTTAATAAAGCCCGTTCCTGCAGATTGACCTAATCCGAAACCAGCCATAGCTCTTTTTGGATTTTCAGATGATGCATCTAGACTTATATCACCATTAGTAAGCATAGCAAATTCAATATCAGACTTGATTTTAGCAAGTTTTCTTGCTTGTAACCTAGCTAATTCTGAACCACCATAATGCTTTGATGCATGTGCAGTACCAGTAATTGAATAAGGCTCTCTAAAGATTTGAGTGCAATTCTTTAAACGTCTTACTTTTTTACTAGTAGCAACACCTACTGCAGCACCTTCTGCATGTCCAGCAATACCACCTTCTTTTTTAAAGTAATCTACGTTTGCAAGATTGTGAACACCGAATCCTGAAGTTCCACCTGATGGAGATATAGTCGCACCAGTATAACTAGTAGCTACACCATTATCATAAAATTGACCTGCTGTTCCAACATAGTCAAACTGATAAAATGTGTCATCATTACTTGCATCAATTGCAAATAGTGCATCTCCGTCTCCTACAGGCTCATGAAGCCATATATCATCGCCATTAGTTGCAGTTCCTGTATGCAATCCAACAAATTGTACTGACCTATCCAGTGGAGAAGCAGTATCTACATTTTGACCTATTGCTATACAAAGAACGTGTGTAACATTTGAAGCAATAGCACTTCCACCTTCAGATGTTTCTGATTCAGTAGCTGCATAAACTCCACCAACTTCAAATACTTCTAAAGCTGCTTGTTTATCAAAGTTTATAATTACTCCTGTTCCATTAACACCATTAGTAGCCTCATATGTTGATGTAGTTACTGCTGTTGTTGTATCTGTCCCTATTGTAGGACATGCTTGTTTTATTGATTTTTGCATCATGTATTCGTCTTCCATCCACTCAAAAATTGGCACAGGAGTCACTGCCGTTGACATACGACCCATTAGTGTCAATAAAGGAGTTACGGAAGGATTATAGTAATGGATTTTAGAACCGAGTTCCAGTACCTGACGTTGTGTAGCATCAGTGAACTGTAACGCTGTTCCTGTTCCATAAGTTGTATTCGCCATTTTTGGCTCCTTTCCTTAAGTTATTATTGTCTACTAAACTTCATGAGACCCTCAAAGAACTCATCCTTTTCTTTATCCGCAGATTTCTTAGTAGGAGGAGCAGACCCTGTAGTAGCAGCGGCTGTCGTTCTTTTAGCCGACACTTGTTGCTCAGCAGTCTTTTCTTTCTTAATCTCATTTCTGTTGCCTTTAAGGAAACGATATACTTGTACTAAAGTTTCGTTAGTTAGATTCTGGTCAGAAGAGATAAATTCTTTGTAATCAACAATTTCTTCATCACTCATGCCCATGGATTGTAATTCGGCAAGTTCTTTCATTTGAGCTTCTTTTAAAGCTATTTCCTGTTTAAAGTTATCAACTTCTTTTACAGCTTGCTTCCTGCCCTGCGTAATAAGCCATTCATCATGTTCTTGTCTCCAAGAATGTGATTCTGTTCCTTCAATACCTTCATCAAGTATATCATAACTATCTGGCTTTTTAGGAGGACCATCTGACTTCTCTTGTTCTTTATTTAATGCATCCTTCATTGCTTGTACAACTGAAGGATTTTCTCTTAAAAGAACATCAAGCTTTTCAAGCCTCTCAACATCTTCAGCTTTTTTATTAAGCCCATCTTTATCCTTGTCTATTTTACTTTGAAGTTCTCGATATGACTTAGCAAGATTAGCTCTTCCCTCGTCTGTATCTTCAAACTTATTTTCTATTAACCAACTTTTTGTATCAGTTGTGTTTTCCTCTTCGGCTTCAACATTAGATTCTTCTAGCTGAGCTTCCTCTTCTTGAGGTTCCTCTGAAGAGCCTTCTGCTGAGTTAAAGTCATTTAAGACATCAACTACATTAAGGTTATCTTCGCTTGTTTCTTCTACTTGTTGTTTTTGGTCGTCTGACATTTCGATGCTCCTTATTTACCAGTTACCCTATCCCTATATCAGGAGTCGGGGCTGTTTGTTCTGAGTTAACCGCTTTTTCAGCACTAGCTAAATCTTCTGCAACTTGCTTTGTTTTATTCCGTTGTCGTTCAGATTCCACCTTAGCTTGAGCTTTAACATTGGCTTGTGCCTGTATAACAGGTTTAGTAGCCTCTGATACTTCAGCTCTCATCTTAGTATGGAATAATTCACGTTCACGTGTCTGTAAATCACCTTCTTTAGCCTTTAATTCTTCTTCTAGAGCTTGTACTCTTTGTGATAATTGAGAAATTTCTCCCATTCTTTGTAATAACGACTGTTTATCCATATCGGTTTTCATATTCATTATAACTTGAGTTTTATCAATAATTCCAGCTCCTAGTAATTGTAAATCTTGTTCTAGTTCCGCTCTTGAGGATTTAGCCCTCGTTGAGCCTATCACAACTCTAATATCTACTGTATTAGAAATCATGTCATATACTTTTACTATATCCCCATATCTGTCAACAGCTGACTGATTAACAGCAACTTCTTCTATTGCTCCAAATTCATCAGTCATCCTTAATACTCTTTCTTGGTTATAAACATGTGGTATCCATTCTACTACTACTTTACCAGCATTTGTCAACATATCATATATAGGTAATATTTTCCAATTTTGTTTTCTTGAAACAGCTTCTTCAACTATTTGAGCCTCACCAACTGTTCCTGGAGATGCTGCTGCATATCCTTGCATATATTTATAAGCACCAAAAACCTGCTCTATATCAAGTTCGTACCTAGATTTTTCTTGGTATAATTGAGAAGATACTGCAGGAGGAGCAAACTCTCTAATCTTGCCATCTCTTAACGCTCCTGGATTAGCCCTTATTACCGCATTAGGAATATTCCATTTTTGTAATTCTTTAGGGTCAATTGCTCCATCTTCTACAACAAGTTTAAAATTAGTTGTTGCACTTGTATGTGAAATAAGCAATGCTTCTGTTCTATTTAACATTCTTTGAGGACTTTTAGCATGTCTCACATCACCAGAAGGGAATGGAGTTCCTACATACTCGTTACATGCAGGTATTATAGGGTATGAAGATATAGGTAATATCTCATCATAATACACTACATCACCAATAACGCACGTCTCTCTAACCTTAATATCATATACTATCTTTTCTATAATAGCATTATTGTCAATTAATTCTTGATATCTAGGGTCTTCAGTAAATTCTTTGTAAGCTTCCTTACCATATATTTGCTGTTTCCCTGAAGTTACTTCAGTTAACATTGCCATAGGGATGCTAACCTTAGAGAATCTTACAAATTTTCTAACTTTAGGTTGAGCATCATCACTATCATCGGCTCTTGTAAAAATTTCATCTCTATCATACTTCCCTGTACTTATTTCATTTCTATAATAATCTTCTTTTATATCATCAATCTCATCAGCGAAATCAGGGAATGCGATTTTTAAAGATTCTTTTGTATGTAAGTCTGAATATATTATACTAGTAGCATCGGAAAAATCAGGCATAGTAGAATTAGGGTCTATAAATACAGCTTCAGGATTAACCCTTTTTATTTTTATAGCACCCAGCCCTCGCTCAGCATGATAATCAGGGTAAACATGAAGATATCCAATCCCTTTAACTATAAAATCTTTACAGCAAGCTCTGAATTGTGCGTCTCCATTAGAACTATACCATATACTATCCATTAACTGATTATATATAGAAGCGAACTTTCCATCCATATCTCCTACTGGCTCAACATCCCACTCAGGTTTTCCAGACGCTATATTAGATAGTACTTGCTCTACAGCAGGCCTTATTTTATTATTTGATTCTGGAGGTTGCCCTACACTTACTAAATATTCCTTTTGTGCTTGGGATAATTGCTTTCCTAGGAAAAATTCTTCATCTTCTGCGATTTGATTTCTATATTCGCTTGATTCACTCTCATATATGGTGTATTCATCACGAATATCGCCCGCTTCAATTTCTGGTATTTCTAAATCTTTTAATTTTAGCATAAATCCTCGTTCATAAAATAAATACTTTTAATACACAAATCAAAGTATTAAAATTAATTATATATTAATTCGCCAGTCTCCCAATCTGCCCCTATAGATAACTCTGGGTGGGTCCACTCTCCAGATTCTGTTAATTCAAAGTTTGGACAATATATATCATCAGTTGCCCAACGAAGTGCATCAAGTGTATCTTTAGTTGTCGTAGCATGTTCTTTAAAGCCCAGCAACTCTTGTTGCAAATCATAGTGCTCATCTTTAAGGAAAACTGACTTTGATGCAAACATTGGCTGCATAGACTTTATTCTATAGAATTTCTTTTGAATCGCTTTTTTTCTATTTATATGTAAATACTTCCCTGTCTTTTTCGATGTTTTTTCCATATAATCTGCAAGCATCACATGGCCAGTCTCTTCAATATTAACATACTTAGGATTATACATCTCACATAATTCAAATATTTTTTGTGCTCCATCCATAGGAGAAACTTGGCCTCTAAAGTAGTCAATAACATAAATATTAAATTCCGCATCAACAGCAACAGTCATTATTACTGTATAATTAGCCTTTATGTTTTCTGATGACGCTGGGTCAACTCCCATAAAAATGTTAACAGGCTTCTTAATACTATCATCGCCATCTTTAATAACCACATAATCAATATCGCCATCCCTAGTGTAATAGCCATTATAATATTGGATATCATCTTTTTTAAAAACTCTAAAAGAGTCATCCATGGGAACATTTTGATATTCTTGGAAAAAATATCCAATATCTCCCTTAGCTCTTGCTTCTTCTCTTCGCTCAAGAAGCCATGAATAAGGTCTTCGACTTTCCCATAAAACTTTTGGATTTTTATCTTTATCATATATCTCCTTCCCTGAAGCTAAAAATTCATGCTTTTTAGTATTTTGCAATATTGACTGATAGAATAGACCTTTCCATCCTTTTATAATTTTTTCCCCATCTTTATTATATGCTTTTGAGCCAGCAACTGTATTAAGATAAGCCTCTTCATCTACAATTGTTCCAATAAATACAATTTTACCATCATCTGAGCCAGGAACAACAGAAGTATCAATCCATCTTCTAAATTTATCTCTTTGCATTGGGGTTGCAGCATTACCATCACCCTCGCCATCATCTATAATAGTAAGGGTTGGTCTATATGCACCATATTTAAGTCCCCTCACCTTTTGCCCTGTACCACGAACCATTATCTTGCAAGTAGCTGAAGGTGTTCCGTCTGGATTAAATTCTGTAATTACTTCTTTTTCTTCCTTACCCCAAACATCGCCCATTCTATTTCCGAAAAAATAATGCAATTTTTCATTATATTCTATTTCATCGCCAAGGGTCTGTAAAAGATACTTGGACTGCATTTCTGATTCTGATATTAATAATATAAAACGCTCTTCGCTGAACAATATTCGATGAAGTGGGAATATTAAAGATATGAGCGTTGATTTCGCATGCCCCCTAGGTGCAACAACGGCAAGCTTCTCGCCTTCATTTAAATTTATTAGATTATCTATCACTTCCCTGTGAAATGGAGGAGATTCAGTCCTAACATGATAGTGCATAGGTTGTTTCTCATCGCCTAGTATTATTTTAGCAAAGAAGAATACGTCTAAATACATTCTTCTTACTATCTCTCTCTTCTCTTCTTTCGTTAAATTATAATTTATCATGCTTTTGCGTTTAAGTTAGCTCCTACATTATATAATAGTGCAACTTCAAGTACACTTAGCTCTGTCATTAATGTATCAATAACTTCAAGAACATCTTCTTCAAGTTCATACATAGAGCCATCTACATATAAAGTGCTACTTTCCAGGTCTAGATTTACTTCTATCTCTGTCTTTTTTAATGTTTTGCTGTTTATTGATTCCATTTATCTCTCCTTGTTGTAGGAATTTATCTATTTCATCTGCCGATAGCATTTTCCTAGCAACAGCTAATAGCTTTTTATCACCATCTTCTAATTGAATCATCGTACTACCTTCAAGAGATTCAACTTTCTTATCATCATGCCCCCTTAAAGCACTCACTCTATTTAAGGCATTTAAGCGAACATTGGGTGGAATCTTCTTATTTTCAATAAATTCTTTATATTCATTAGCTATATAGTCATCATCAAGACCAACTGATTCTAGCCTATCTTTCATTAACTCACTCATCATTCTCCTTACGCTCTTTTTAGTCAAAATAGTACGAGCTCTTTTTAGCGATGTATTTGGATTATTCTCTTGATATACAGTCTGATATGTCTCAATTACACTTTCTTTAGTAAAATCACCTTGTTCGTCAAACTCTCCATGCTTTATAAGTTTTCTAACAAACTCTGACTGTAGAGCTGTAGGCTTTAAATCTCTTACTAAATTATACTCATGCATGTTATCATAATTATAATCAGGGTATTTAAATGCATATACATGCTTTTTATAGCAAGGAACCTCTCCATAGCCAATTCTGATAATATCTAAAGGTTTACGGCCTTTCTTATTCTCAGTCCTTCTTCCGATAACTTTAATGACCTTTTCATCAAATGTTTGTATCCAATCATCAACTTGTGCTTTACGCCAGTTATCTACAGGGGTTATCCCTAATTCTTTGGCTTCTTCTAGGGTGTATACTTGAAATGTTCTATTTCTACATTTAACTTCCACATATTAATATACACAAAATACTTGGAACTTAATAGTGAATTATCTTAAGTTACGATTACTCTGTATGGGTTGGTTAGATACTTTTAGCATACAGTTTAAAAGCCGCTACTAAAAGGGGTTAGAAACAAAGCGGATTACCAGGTCGTAGGCAGTCAAGGTAGTTTCACTGTGTATATACAATAATGAAAACTGTCCATTACTACTAAATATACTTAAGTAGTATATCCTAAAGCGAAAAACATGGCTCCAGGCACATGTAAAGGAAAAGAGACGAGTCCTTACTTATAATAAGGGGTAAGGATGTCTCTATCCAATTTAAGCTCAAACATTCACCAGACACATATAAAAAGTATAGGAAAAAAATTTATTTCTTTCTCCTGGGGACTAGTATAAACCCTTTGTCATCTGCTTTAAAAAATAATATTAGTCCCCTCCTCCCTTTAAAACGAAAAGCAATTCCAACAATAAACAAAACTCGTTGAGTCCCCCTTTTGAAAAATGGTGTAAAAAATGGGTGAGAGGTAATATATAAGGGACCGCCCCCCCACCGCACGCGTTCGCGTACCAGAATCTCGTTGAGTTGGCGTTCTCCTACGCGTTACGCACGCACACACACACACGCGTTCCAGCTCCTCCTACGCGCACACGAGCCTGTTATTGCCTCCAAAAATCTTTCGGTCTTAAATAGGCTATTTCTCGACGTGAAACCCCTCAATAACCCCTCTATAATACCCTCATATAAAATTTATTTCTCGACGACAAATGCAATTTATTTTAATGTATTACAGAAAAGTGTTGCAATTGGTAGTATAATATGTTTAACGTTATGTAGAAATTGATTATGATTATTTTTAATTGATTTAGTTTTTTAAAATAGTTGGTTGTAGCACGTAGACGGAAAAAGACAAGTATTGGAAGCTAGCAAAGTTCCTCTAGTACAGATGAGAGTGTGGACATAAAGTAAGGGGCTTGTAGTTTTGGCTCTCCACCTAAACGGGCTATAAAATAAATGGGAATTAGGTATATTGTAATTTATTAGAACGACTTGAAATAATGGTAAGATATTACAGAACTTACCACCCTCTTTAAACTTTGGTTTTTAGAGGTCAAGAAGATAGAAAGCCTAGAGTATATCTCAAAGCTGAACAATAACACCTCTCAAATTTTAGAGTCTGAAATATTTAGGAATACAACCAACACGTCAGAAGGGAAATCTGGCTAAAGGGCAACCTGTAAATTGTCTGAGAGGGAATCTTTTTTAAGGGTAAACTATATGACGGTGTGAGATACGAAACTCACCTATCGAATACGCAAAGTACATAAGTAGGGTATTTTGAGTTGTTTTAAGATAGAGGCAAACCTAGATTAGCCAAAGCAAATGGAATTATCAATTTATATTGATAGTTGTAACATCTAGTTAGGGACAACCGGTGTATTGGAAAACAGCAACTAAAGATAAAAGCATAGACACAGACGGCACAGAAAATAAGTTATATTTTGTGAGAGGGTGGTAATACAAGAGTTCGATTCTCTTGCTATGCTCTAAAGTTAAAGAGGTAAAAATGGGATATAAAAGAAAAGTTAAATTAAATAAAGATGAAAAGTTAATAGTGAAAAATGTTGGTATATCTAAAATATGTAATATAATCAATGAAAAAAAAGTTAATTACGGGAATGGTGGTTATGGAACTATATTAAGTGGTGGCGAATGTGAACTAGAAATACCACACTATGCAGAAGCTACAATAAAAAGCTATGCAAAGCTATTTAATAAGTTAGTTAAAATAAATAATAGAGGTAAAAAATGAAAATTATTACTGATAAAGATAATAATATTATTTGCAAATCAAACAAGAGCAATGAACATATAGCTTTGGAAATAAAGAAATCTGTATGGAATGCAAATATAATCAAAAGAAGCGCAGAAAAACCAAAGCATTGGATAAGAAATAATATAATT